ATTCTCCATCCCACCTAAAGCGATCGTAGCTACAAGACCGACTATTGCTGCTAATTCTGCATTACCTGTGGTCTCTGCCACCCAAATAACTAATTCTGCGATAGCGTAATTGACAACAAGTTGTTCGATAAGCGCAAAGAAACTCCCGGTCGAGCCTAAAGTCCAGATGGTTATAACGACCATAACGAATTCAAAGAGGTCCAGAAACCCGGAAGTTTGGTACCAGGCTATTTCCTGTACCGTTAGAGCATAAACATCAAAGCGTAATAGATATTGGTACACCTCGAGCTGTTCTTTAGCATCGAGTTGGTTGTACACATACCACGATACCGGAATTGTAAAATTACTATCGGTTAAAGTCTGAAAAGATGCTTTATGGTATCCCCCATAAGCAATGGCAGCCATGCTATTTAAGCCTTTAATCTCTAACTCATCATAAGTTGTTCCGGTTTTTTGCCATCTTAAAAAAAGTTTTGAAGGTTGTGCAGCAATGGTGACGTTACCAAAGGCATCTGTGACTTCTTCAATTGCTGCAATAGGGGTATGGAGGTATTCTCCTACTGTGGTTACAACACCTACTACATTTGGGGTATATGTATGTTTTATCCACACCATTGCGTTATTCACATCTCCTTCGAGGAAAGTTGCGGAGAACTGGTCTAAATTCGAAGTAAGCCCGTGGGTAACGACAATTTCATAGAAGGTGAGATAAAGCATTTTTGAGATTACTTTATTTACAGTATTTGGACCCATCGCAAAATTCACATAGGCGTCATCAACAGCCCCGATGTCGGGGTTATCCTCTAAAGCATCAATGAAGTCATCAAGCCTGAAGCCTAATCGTTGCATTAAGCTACGTGTGGTGAGGTATTCCTGAGAAAGTTTATCGACACTGATGCTTACCTTGTCTTTTCTTAAAATAGCTACAGGGAGCATTTCCAGGCCACTCAGTATGTTTAAACTGGGGTCCAGTCCTGGGTAAGTTAAAGTTGAATACACGTAGTGCCAAATAAACCATTCCTCCGGAGGATCAGTATTGTCATGGTATGTGACGATCAAAGTACGTTCAGAGACATACGAAGGTTTCGTAATAATGTCTTCTAACAAAACTGTTGTTGGGACCGGTTCTGTAGCCGTACCATCGACAATAGTAATTGTAGCTACCCGGGTAATATCTACTGTCCCATCTGAACAGTTCAGGAGGCCTACCTGAAAACGTTCAAAATCATCATCAGCTACGTCTGCTGTAATAGGTATCGTGATATTTTGGACTTCCCCAAGAGTGCCAGCGAAGTTTAATGTTCCCCCGGTGTTGTCGTAATCAGTTCCTCCGATCGTTTCAATATCGGTAAAAGTGTAATCGACAGTAAAAGCGCCGGCAGTAGCCGCTTCCAATTTGACAGGCACGATAAGACTGACTGCATCCTCAGCAACTACCGCATCCTCAAGGGTTAGAAAGACGCCTTCATCATCGTGGATGGTGGTTGTAACTGAGCTCATCGTCCAGATACCTACAGTCTCAAAAGCTGCACCTGTATTGGTGATAGAGTCGATGGTAAGGATGAGTGTTCGATTGCCCTGGGTTAAGGCATCTTCGGCTGTCGCAATAACTACGTCGATCTCAGTCAATCCGGCTGTCATTACTACGGAAGCAACTGAGGTGTAGTCCGTACCTGGTGCGGTACCCCCGTAGGTGAAATTAACTGTAACAGTCTTGCCTACCGGTATCGGCCGATTGCAATATACGGTGAACGTGGCGGATTCCCCCTCTGTAACGGCTGCCGGTCCTCGTAGCCAAAAAAGAGCTTGTTCTGCTGTACGAGAAACCCCAATCGAATAATCAGCTGGTCCAATGTTGTAAGTAATAGAGTCAAGTGTCCAGTCACTCCATACACCTCCATAAATATCAGTATGAGTTAAAGTGTTGGCGTAGGGCAGGTAAAGTTCAGGAGCAGCCTGAAGGGCATTATGGAAGTACATTTCATCTGAAGGGTACCGGGTATCTGCGGTAAGCACCGTGTTTAAGGTGCCCAAATCAGTATCCAGGGAACTTCCTACTAGCCCTAGATCAATATCCCCTCCTTTTACAGTCATGTCGGGTAACCCATGAATGTATTGCCCAGTTTCCCCGTATCGGTAATAAGCGCGAGTTTGCCCTTTTACTCTATACATTTCAGCCATGTAATGAGGGAAGAAAGAACTATCAGATTTGATTTTTGCGAATATTGCTTTGATGATTGCGTGCTTAACTACGTCTTTATTGTTGTCCCCAAAAATCAGACTTGAGACTTTTTGGCTGTGAACTACCGTTTCATCTTCAATACCGATCCAGGAGAATACCTCTTCAAGGATGGGCATTGCAATTTCATCCCATACGTCCTTAACGAAGTCAGTTACTGCGTCCCAGGCGTCTTCCAGTAGATCACCAATGGCATCTATGACTGCACTCATATCATTCCTCGACGCAAGTACAGATCCTTTATTTTATCCTTCACAAAATCGACTCGAACAACTAAAGGTCGATCAGTCCCAATTGCACGCTTAATGGATGTCATGGTTAGTAGGCTTTTGTACTCCTGTACAAATTTGCCTGGGTGGAGACTAAAATCCATTTTAAAGGTTTTCTCATCTCGATGGTGGAATACCCCGGAGAACAAAGCGATCATCTTGAGAGGATTGTTTTTTCCGTAGAGGACGACACCCTGAGAAAGCCCTGGTTGAGTTATTGTGTAGTAAATAAAACAGCTGTGGTCGACTAGGGTGTACGCAGTTTCTTCGGCTACACTTTGTGCCATGCGCTGTTGTAACCCGGCAACCTCATCAACTGAGATTTCGTTCTGAATAACAGCCGAATGTATTTCAATATCGTGTGGTGTACAACGTCGATATTTGTGAGTGTTCCCTAAGAGGTCAAGTGTTGTGTACATTTTTTATAAGGGTAAAAGCTCCATAGTACCCTCCAAACCCATTCGCCGTAACCAAAATTTTGCCCTGGATGTGGGGGTCTTTGAGCAGCATGCAGGTTTCAATCAGTGCACTTGGCCCCTGGGTGTGGCCAATGCGGGCTTTGTAGCTTACCGGCGAGGCCAGGGCACGTAGGCCCGCTTCGGCTGTCGTATTCGCTTCAGTGCCGCTATCGTGAAGCTTCACATAATCTACCGGGTAGCCCGGAGTGAGGGTATCCAGGACTTCTCGAGAAAACATGAAGGGGTTACGATCATATTGGTATTCCCACCGGATATCTTTAATGTCGTCTCCTCGAGCTACTCGCATATAGACAAATCCGTCACCACAAGTAACCGGAATACGTAATTGACTGAAGAGTTGCATGGTGAAGTCGGTAATACGTTCTCCACCGATAATGATGACTTCTTGAACAACACCTTCCCGTAATAGTCGATCTGCTTCGTAAATTGCCTGGATACCGGCAGCACATGTTCCGGAAATCGTATTTACATGTCTTAAATGCTCTTTCCCCTGAAAAGTGTAAACCCATTCATGAGCAATATGAGTGATACCGCTCCGAACTACTGGAGGGTAATTATCGATATTTACCTGAGTGAGGCCACTCTCCGAAGGGGACAAAGAAAACCCATCAATGTAAAGGAACGCTGTTGGCCTGGTCAACACAATACCCAGGTCCATCAAAGCGATGAACTGGCGTACTGAGGGCTTTACCCGATCCAGTTCAGGTATCGCAATATAGCCATTGCGAGATTCTACTCCGTGCCGATAGGCGAAATCGAGTATACGCATTTTGTTATAAGGTCTCTAACAGATAAGTTTTTGATGTCTAAAAGGGCAAAGGCATCGGCATCAGGATCTAACCCTTTGAAAATAGGGTAGGACGTTTCGAGTTCTAATAAGGTTAAAGTGATGCCCAGACTGTCTAAATCACTATCGAGAAACATATCGTTCATACCAACAGCGGTACCCTTCTCTCCGACAATAATTTCGTTTAGCTCATCGAGAATTTGTTGTTTCATTAATTACCTACAGGGATAGCTTGGGCGCTACTTTGAATATCTACACTTGAGCCGATATCCGTTAAGATCTCTTGGGACAGCTGATCGATCGACGAGTCAAGAACTGTTTCCGGTACATCAGCTGAGCCTGAAATGGAGAGGTTAACTGCGTAGCCTTCGAGCATTTGTTTTAAAACTTTTTGCTTGGTGTCACTGGCAAACCCCAAGGTTTGAGCTGCCATTAGATCTTGCTTAGCTTTCATCTGCCCCCCAGTGGCGTCTGTAGTATTGGCTTTTTCAGTTTCCTGGCGCTGCTCTACTAACGCGAGTTCCCCATACGTTTTGGCAGTTGCCGCTACCGCGGTATCAATCTGAGCTGCCAAGAGATCAGCTTTTTTGTCTGCTTCTTGCTGCCCCAGTAAAAACTGTACAGCTTGCTGCAGAGTCGACTGCAGACCTCCTAAATACACCTGTGCAAAATCACTGCCTGTGATACGGCCTTCGGTGTGTTGTGCATTGATGCGAAGTTCTACTGCATCGATCATCACATCGAATACTCCTGTGCCAGGAGACCCCGCAGAAGCGTTTGTAAGTTGGGTAACGTCAATATTGGCCATAAGAGTAACCTTTAATAGTTATTGAGCTGTAATCTTGTTACGTATTGGTACAGTATACCCGGGGTAGCAGTACCCACCAAGATAATACTATTATCTGCACAGACACTGATACCAGAAGTAGCAATAACTTCATCAGCAAATGATTGAAATTGGTTTAAATACGCCGAAGTACTAATTGCCCCTGAGGCTGACATCAAAAATTCTTTAATATTTTTCGCTATGTTATCCCCTAAATAGAAATTGGTGTTATTGGGGGCGATAGCGAAACCAAAAGCTCCATCAGTAAGCGTTCCTGCATAGGACCAACTTGCGGCAACTGTTCCGGAAGTAAGATCCCAAGGAGTTGCTAAATCCACCTGGTAGATAGTATATGCGCTGTATACGTGCAGTAAATAAAGACGAGTTCCTGTGGAGTTGAGCGCGAAAGCGAGAAGCCCATTAGTGCCAAACTGGAGAGAAAAATTCGCGAAATTCCCGGAGTACACATAAGTTGTAACATCCCAAGGAGTAGTAAGAGTGTATCGGTAAATATTTTTATCTTGTTGGTCCTGGACAAAGAGCAAGGTCCCTGTTGGGTTAAAAGCAATTTTCGTATGCTGAGATGTGTTTATTTGGCCGAGTAACTGAACTGTTCTTCCCGTGTATGTCGCAGAAGATATGTCAAAGGCATTTGTTAAAGCATACTCAAAAATACTAGCGTTATTATCAGACACAAACATTTTAGTACCATCAGTACTTAAAACCGCATGGCTTGGGTCTGCTGGAGCCCCATTCATTTCTGCCGAAACGTCATAGCTATTACCGCTATACCCAAGTAAAGGCGGGGGAGCTGGGATAGATGTTTCATAAGTCGTTTTTGCCGTAGGGTTGCTTGGGGCTACTGCAAACACATGGTGTGTCGAATAAGTGTCAAAATTAGCAGAATCACCGGTACTTAAACGAAAAGTGTATAACCCTACTTGGTCTAATACGTAGCTTAATCGAGCTTCCCCCTGGGTACTATCCGTAGGTGCGGTATAGCCAATTAAACCACTTTCCAGGTATACCGCTTCTTTACTTGGGGGTATGACTAAAACATCATAGTCTGCTTGAACATACCCTTGGCTCCCCGGGTTCAAAACCCATTTGACCTCAATTGTCGTGTCTTTAAGATGGGGCATTTAAGCCTCCCACACTAGATAGTTATTTCTGCCTGAAACAACTGCTCCTATAACACAAGCGACATACCCCCCGTTCGGCAGCCAAAAAAAGTAATTCATATGCCATTCTCGTACGTAATTGAAGCCAGCAAAGGGTGATGTAGCTGTAATAGTCCAAGTGATGCCATCAAGAGACTCATAGTGGGTGGAACCTTGAGTTGTTGCGAACCATTTGCCGTATCTAGGGAAATACTTAATAAAAGTTGCTGCAGCGTCCCAGGCGTCCCCTAGTAATGGCACGTTAACCCAACTGGTGCCATCACTACTGACAGCACTTACATGAGAGGTGTGATCGTATCCTCGTAAAACTCCGTTCTGTTCATCAATAAAATAAAAGCCAGGTACACTAGGCCAGAGGGCTCCGTCCCAATGCTCTGTCCAGGCGTTCATAATTTGGCTTTGAGCAGGGTTTACAGTTACTCTCTCCTGGCCTAACCCAAGGAGTGTGTAATTGGTGTCTAAAGGATTTTCCACCCAACAGTGGGCTTCTTTGAGACCCCCCCAAGCCTGGGTGTCCCATTGTTTTGTCCAATTTACCCCACCATCGGTTGAGTACAAAGGCTCGTTCCCCATTACATAATGGGTATCCAAATTTTTAGCGTAAAAGCAATTCGGTATAGAGATGTTTGGCCATCCTCCCGCTATTATTCCTTCAGTCCAGCTTATTCCATCAGCAGACCACCAGGTAGGCCCAAATTGTTGAGACATCACCCAACGACCATTTCCGTAGGCGAGTCCTGTTAATGACCCGGTTGCTTGGGGGAAAGCAGTAAACGTTAAATTAGACATGTCCATATTAGCTGTCCAATACCCATTTCCCCCTGTAAGGTGACTTCCTGCAATCATGATTTTATTACCATCTGTAGCAATTGCGGAGTGTGTATGGGGGGTATCAGTGCTCCCTGCTACTAAGGGGTAAGTTACGCCTAAGCGGGGGTCAGCTACAGGTAAAGTGATAAGGGTTGCGGGAACTATAGGACTTTGGTCATGTACATGAAGCTTAACGATATCAAGTACATTGTAACTTGCTGCGGCTCCTTGGCTGAGGATAACCCTCCAAAGTCCTGGGTTTCCTGCGGATATGGTGTACGTTAATTCTCCTGCTGCGGTTGCTGTAGGTGCTGTGTACGTTAAAGCTGCGTTATCGATGTATTCAGAAAGCCCGTTAGGGTCGAATACGGTAACATCAAACGTATCTTGTGGGATTACCCGAGAAGTTTTATCTATCACCCATTTTAGGGTTATGGGGTTCCCGACAAGATACATTTTGACCCCTCCAGGAGGAGTGTTATTCGCCGTAACTGATGGCGAATTTCTTCACCGTAGTAGCCACTTTGTTACCAGTGCGCTTACCGCCGATAATCTCATCTTTGTGCAAAGTCATGACAGTCGACTTAGCAACTTTGATAAGCGCTTCTTCAAGCTCTACAGCAACATCCAGAGGCACTAATTTCGATAGACCAAAGTGTTGATTTTCGAAACTGAGGTACGCAGTCGTCATGAATTCATTTTCACGACTATCTTTGTTCGTGATAGTGACAACGCGAGTTTTAAAAGCGCGTTCTCGAGCATCAGCAATCATTTTCCGACGACCAGTGAAAGCAGCAGCAGCTGGGCTTTCTTTCTTCGGATTTTTGTCTTTCGTCGGGGTAGTTTCAACAACTTCTTCTGTTGTCTCGACGGTGGTTTCTTCCGTTACTTCCGGGTCATCCTTTATGGCAGGGCCAGGAGGTGCTACTTCATCTACAGGGGCGGGAAGGCCTTTGGCTTCGGCAATCATAGCAGCTAACTTGACGTTAGAGATGTTACCTTTAAATTCCAGCTCCAGGTCGTGGGCTTCAGCAATTAAATTTTCTCGTTCGCTCATGGGTTTAAGTCCTTTCGGTTATTTAAAGTAAAGGGGAGCCCCATAAAGAGACCCCCCTATTAGGGTTATGCGCTAGCGCAGACCAGGATCTTCAGGAGACGTTCTTCCCGAAGAATGATACCGGCGTACCACATGTTGTAGCTGAAGAAACCCTGAGTACCGTAAGGGTTGCTCAGTTCAATCTTAGACGGAGCCTGAGCATTGAACTTGATCTTCCCATGACCTTTCAGACCGACAGTAGCAAAAGAGCCTTTTGTCGGAATCAAGATAGGGAACACATCAAAGCGAACTTCGGCGTTGGCGTAAGTACCACCAGTCAGCGCGTTCAGAGCTGTAGCGTTCGCGGCATCCAGAGTAGTGTTAGCCAAACCACCAGTATAGATACCCACCACATTACCCGCACCGCGGTAAACAACCTGAGACTCAGACTCGATGAAACGCATATCATTCATTGCGCCTACTTCGCCTTCTGCCAGGTTGGCTGCATCAGCATACTTGTACGCAGGAATATATACGTACTCAGTAGTACCGTTAACCGATACTTCACCACGAACAACGTTTTCCAGGTCGTATTTAACTTCCGGACCAACAATGGCGTAGAACGCTTTGTTGATGACACGGGTGTCAATTTTGGTAGAACCGGTAACGATAGAGGTGTTCTTCTCCGCACGGTTACGAACCAGTTTACGAACTGCTTTACGAATCAGGTCATAGTTGACCTGGGCCAGGGCATCAGTACTACCGTTACCCGCGTTGGCGTCAACACCAATCTCGTCAAATGCAGTAGCGGCACCGACAAACATGTTGTTGGTAGTCGCCAGCATATCGAGCTGGATCAGATCTTCAGCACGTTGATTCGCCAAGAGGCCAAGCTCTTCGCGGTAGTGAACCTGAACGGAATCTTCAGAGAACATTTCAACTTCATCGGTGTAATCAATCATTTCACCATATCGAGCAAACTTCGTCTCGATGGTAACTTTCTTGATCGAACGCTTGTTAACCGCACCAGCACCTTCATACAACGCTGCGGTACCAGTAGCAAAGCCATTACCGTGCTTTGCATCACCTGAACCTGTAGAGGTCAAACCACCAGATACATCAACGATGCTTCGGGCAGTCAGGTAGCCTTTAGAAGCAAAATCCGGATCAACACCGTCTTCACGGTCATAAATGTGAAGCCATTTACTGACTTTGTAAGTAAGACCCATTTTCAAAGGCATTGAACGACGGTCTGCCCACTGTGCGTACACAGAGACAGTATTAGCGGCTTTTACACCAGCTTTGTCGTAATAATGGGTAATCGTGTTTTGGCCGTGGGTGGAGTTCCCGTCAGCTCTGCTATAAATATTGTCAACCATGAGAAGGTTCCTCAGTTCTTACGCTGTAAATCAGCATACCATGCATCAAATGCCTCATCGTCATCGTCTAAGTAGTCGATAACACCTTTGCTATCAGCTCTTGCTCGGGTAGAGGTAGCTGCTCGCTTACGTTGAGCCTCTGATGATGCTTGGTCGAAATTTCCTTCTGCATCTTGTGCCTGCTTATTCAACTCCGCTGCGGTCGGTTTTGGGTCCGGTGTCGCTGGAGCTGCAGTAAGTTCTTGGCCTGCAAGCATGTAGTATTCAATATCCGATTTTGCATTTCCATCGAGTACTTTCATTTTCATTGCTCTAGGAGCAACTTTATCAAAGAGACCGGTCTTAATGTCTTGATGCAAGCCCGCGATCATTGTCGGGTTACTTGCAATGGCATCTCTTGACTTTTGGTCCCACTGATTATCGATAACGTCTACAGTTATCTTGTATTCAGGATCTGCAGACAGTGTACTGGTAATTTCATCAATTTCCAGTTCGAATTCGTTTTTACCATAATTCTTACTCTGGTAAGGAGTTTGCTCCTCCCCGTCAGGCGTAAGGTCAAAACTCTCAATATCATGAGTTTTCATGATTTCCTGGAGAGCCCCTTTATTGCCTTTTAGCGCATCGATTGCCAGGTTCAATTGCTCGGAGGATATACCTTGCTGCTCCAGTGCAGAAATCATCTTACGGTAAGGTGCAATTTTCTGGAGTTTTTGGGTGTAGTCCATAGACTGCCCAAATACAGTTTCAAACTGGTTCAGGATCTCTTCATCAGTGAACTCAAACTCTTGGCCATTGGCTTTAAAGGTACGAGTTTTTGGGGCTGACGCAGCTTCCTGGTCATCAGCTGCTCCCTCTTCATCACCTTTCGGAGGATCTGTCGGAGCTTTATCGTGGGTATCAGGATCTGCGTCATCAGCCTTGTCGGCTGGAGGTGCACCATCATCACCAGCTGGGGATGGATCGTCCAACTCATCAGGAATTTCATCCTCAGGCTTTGGGGCCGGAGAATCGTCAGTGTCAAGCGAGCTTTCTAAAGAACTAAGGTCTTCATCGCTTGCACCTTCTTCTTTACGTAACTCTCGAATTGCCTCGAGGGGATCTCGATCGTCTGCATAAACATCTTCTTCAGAAAGCTCTTTTGGCATCTTAGTTCACCTTTGTTTCGTCAGCTTCGCCCAGGGCATCCAACTCGGCTTGCTCCTCATCACTGAGTACCGGGTTTTTTGCACCTTCATGGAATGCACGAACTTGCTGGAAAAAGTATTGCAAGTTACTGGCCGATACCAAATCTTCCAGCACGGCAGAGCGTTCACCTTTATCACGAATTTGGGGAACTCCCAGGAGACTGACAGAGGCAAGAACTTTATCTTCCAGGTAGCCCTGTAGTATCAGCTTCTTAAAGTCTGAATTTTTTTCCAGTCGAAGAAGAGCTTCGCCCATCATAATGTGGTGATCAACTGCTGATTTTTCTTGGTTGCTCATTAATGAGTCCTGTAGTTAAGTAAAAGAGCCTATATGTTATAGCAAAGTTTAATTCTTGGTCAACCTATCAATTTCTTTAAGGCCCGCTTGAGTTTCTCGGTCAAAGCTTTTTTCCACCATCTTTTCCTCAAAATCTGTTCCTTCAGCCTTTCGAATAAACTCTTGGTCTTTTAGATCAGCGTTAACACCAATCTCTCGAGCTCGAGCTTCATCCAGAGCTGCTCTTGCACTTTTCGCACGGATATCAACTTCGTTCTCCCGGGCGCGAGATAAGCGTTCTTCGATCTCCGCTTCTTTCCCACGTACCTCTAACTCCTTCATTTTTTCAGCAAAAGGATCAGGCTGTGGTTGGTACTCTTCGAGTTGCTTAGCTAAGTCAGGCATTTTGTTGAGTTTTGCAATTTGAGACATGAGCAAAGTTCGCATACCCTGGTCCATCTCTTGCCCCAAGGTCTGGAGTAAGAAACTAAGCTCCTGAGCTTTGGCTGAGTTATCCTCAGAGGTAGATACCTCGATCTGGATATCAATCATACCTTTGAGGTCATCTCTACGAATATTGACAAATTCTTCATTGGTAATTCGGATGACTTCCTCTTCACTGAGGAATTCACTGTTATACGCCATCCATTTACGCATAAGGGGCTTCAGTAAGTTTTCAGCAATATTCCTTACGATATCCAGCCGGCGAACTGATACAGCATCCATAGCGCCTCTGGCGGAAGTAGCGGTACTCCCCAAATGATTACCACTGATACCCCCGGTAAAGCTTTTGACCCCCAGCATTGACTCTGTTTCGTTATTAACGACTTCAAGTACACTGAACACGCTATTCGGAATATTGTTGTAACTACCTTCGTAAAAGTCCTGGGTGCTCCCGTTAAACTCAAAGTTTTTCCCATTGAGGAATCGCTTTTTGTTGAGGATATCTAAAGCACCATTTCGAATACCTTTTTGGGCGTTATTCGAATTGGCCATATTGTCCAGGATACCCCGCTTAATCGCAGTAGTAACCTTTTGGTTATCCCCGATCAATTCGGCATTAGCTTCACCATACAGCTTAAAGGGGATGGAGTTGTTGGCCAAAATAAGGAAAGGCAATTCCTGCCCGGGGTAAGGGTTTGACTCCAATTGGATTATTACATCGTTGCACCAGGTGCACACAATAGGTTCAGCGATACCGGTGTTTTCAATGTCATAGTTACCCCAATATTCGTAAACAATAATCTTTTTCCTGGCTTGATCCTCAAAGACAAAATCTGTTTCATCTGTGGGGTCAAAGTCGTCTCCGGCGTCCCGGGCAAGGTTCATTGCGAGTTTCTTGAGATTTTTGTATTTACCCGCTTTACGAAGGCTGCTGATATCAGACTCGTACCGATGGATAATAAACTGTGATCGATCGAAGTCACCTTCAGCTGTCGGGTCTAAAAAGACATCTGCAATACGGCAAATACTGGCATCAGGACGATTACGTAATACTTTCAATTGTTTAACTAACTGGGTGTCGACTTGTATCGGCGAACCGGTAATAGGATCTGGAGCCCATAGAGGCATCTCGACTTCTTCCGTCTGGTCTTCATAGTCCCAGGAAGTCTTAACGATAACCGTGCCTTCAGCGTAATAAAGTTTTATTACATCTGTCATAAACTTGTAACGAGGGAATTGCCGGGTGAACTGGGTGTTCAATACCAGTTCATTTTGAGTTGCAGCTTGACGATCTTCAAAGGTTACTGGGTTACATTTGATAATGTCAGAATGAGATACGAAGGGATCTTTAATTGATGCATGCTGCCATTCGTCCTGGCGTTTGATGTCCCGGGAAACAAGCTCAGATTTACCCTTCTGCTCATTGCCGTAGGGCTCACCGTGATATTGCTTTTTCCACTGTTCGACGCTGGTGACCATAGCCAAACGTAAACTATCCGCAGCCTTTTGGTCTTTCTTAAAGGCAGCGAGTAACTCTTCTTTTGTGGGCTTCTTCTTAGCTTCGTCAGGCATAGTCGGTACCAGAGTGGACACTTATTAAGATTTTGCTTCCTTCCGGAGCAGAATTGTTTGGGTTCTGTCAAAAGTTACACTGCCATCTGGATTCTTAATCAGAGGTCGCATTTTTAACATCGACTGTAGCGTATACCAATTTCGGGATACCGCAAGCGTCTTGAGTCCTATATAGAGTACTGGATTACATATCCCAGTCAATACAGCCCACTTACTTGCATCGGGGGATTCAATAAGAAAAATACCCACAATGTACCCAATAATAAAGGCGACAAATTGAGTAACTCCTTTTCGCACTTCCCTGTGCTTGGCGGAGATACTGCACTTAATAAGACCTTTAAAAAATTGAACGACAATCATACTGGCAAAGAGAGCCGGAACGATCCAGAAAGAACTGGAGTCCATAGCGGCTGTAGCCCAACCCATAGCAGCGTCGGTTAAATCGACATTGGTTGTAATCTGAACTTCAGTTTTCATCATGGTGGTCCTCTACGGTCTTACGTAACACATCGTGATTAATCGTCACCGCCACCAGCTTTTTTTCAATTTCATTTACAGTTGTGGCCAAAGCTTTGACATCAGTTTTAATTTCAGTGATAGAGGACGCTACTCCCTTATAGTTACTTCCCATCTCGGACAACATTGAAGATAAATGCCAAAGAGCGAGAAGGACTATGGGGAGAAAAGTTGTAGTAAGCACCAATAATGCCGTATGCCAGTGCAACTCTCTGGTATTGGAATCGGAATTCTTCATGAAGCGATAAGTCCTCGTATAGCTTTAACAGACTTTTCACCTCGAGACATGAACCACCAACTAACGGCCATGATGAAGAGATAAATGACGGATTGCACCAGGTAGACATACAACTTAACCAATAGTACGGTATCAGCTACTACGAGATCCCCCACATTTACATGCAATACAATAAAAATAACAAGAACAAATAAATAGAGTGACCAGGTTATCAAAGGTCGAGTCAAAGCTCTGAATTTGTCAACCCATGGATACCCTGTGGGTTTTTGGGATGCCGCCAAACCTTGCGCGAAAGCTTGTACATCTAACCGGTTAACATCAGCGATTTCCTGAGCCCCAATAAGCTCTTTTTCGACTTCACCTTCGGTTTGTGTTAAATCAATTTTGGCATCGATCATCCGTTGTGCTTGAGCATGTTCCAAAACCATAAGCTCTTTATCGATATCTGCCATTCGAACTTCATGCTCATTTTGCTGCGACAGGAGCAAACGTTGTTCACGTTTTGCTAGCCACCCTCCAACTAAACCAGTAATTCCAGAAAAGATAGCTCCGATGCCTCCTCCTCCTGCTATAGCAATAATCTCATCCATCGTAATTCCCCTAAAATACAATTAAGTTAAATTTATTCGGCCCTATCAGGTCTAGCATCTGCCTCATGGCTATACGGCTCCCAAGTACTGCGGGCTGGCCGGCTATGTTACCTTTACGTGTTCCCATTATGGTACACCCTTTTGAGTGTATTACCAGGTTCCCATTATGCATCAATATCCCCGAACGGTCAGGTACATCTTGCAAATGCCAAACTTTCTTATATTTTCCGGAACCTGATCGAGGGAGAAAGAAGGCTTCATACTGCCCTGGGGGGAAACACGAAATATTACTTTTGTTATTGAGCCATGGGCGCTCAATCGTATGTAGAATAAGGCCTCCTACAATAAACAACCCGGTGGTGTGAGTAGGGTGGTATTCTCGTAGGAGGTAAGCGTTCACTTTTTGTTTTTCTCTTTTGGGGGAGTTTGTCCGCCTTCTGGGGGATTTTCTTGTTGCGCTGCTCGGATTCCCGTAACAAGTTTACTATAAATTACATTCATAGCATCACGTTCTCCGTGCCCCTGGATTTGTACTCGATCCAAAAAGCGTAAAATTGCTTGGGCTTCTTCTGCGTTTACCATAGTAATTCTCCTAAAATAATAAAAAGTTTTTCTGAATTTTTGCTCAGTAGTAAATAATGTACCATTTACAGTCCTACAAACCAAATAGTTATTCAGGGATAACGGGTGCGGGAGCCTCTGCCGCAATCACTGCCTGTCTTGGAAAGGTAATTACTTAAAATAACTAAAATTAACATAGATGCCAGAGCCATTAGTAAAATTAGCGTCAGTTAGTGCTACAGTTCCACTGGCTCCCTGTGCATTTAGGTCAACACTTGTACTACCGCCTACAGCTCTTGCGATTATTGGCGAGGCCGTTAAGCCAGACATTCCAATATTTATACTAGATACACCAGCTCCGTCTATAACTACTTGGAATGGTAAGCCTGTTATTTGAGCTACGCCTGTTGAAGAACCCTTGTTTGTAAGTATGAACCCGATACTCACATGCACAACTTCATTTACTTCTTTGTAATTACCTCCTCGGAGACTGTAAGTTATACCTGTTGAGCCGCCTCCAAAAGTTAGAATTGGCGT